CCAAACAGAAGTCAAAGCGCCGCCGGTCAATGCTGCGCCGTTTGCGGTTTCAACTACTGAAAGGTATTCGTTTTTGAAGATAGGAATTCCTTCATAGCCAATGGTTGTGCGGCCGTCAGGAAGATTGACAACCCAATCAGCGGCAGTTCCACCAAGCGCGCGCAATAGAACCTTGTACGAACGCATTGTGCGTTTTGGCATCAGGATGAAGTCAACCTGTCCGTCTTTGGACAGAACCAGATCACAAAGTTCATCAAGCAATGCAAATGAAAGCGCCTGCCCTGCTGAAGCGGTTGTGTACTGGCCAGCATCACAAAGGCTGTGAAGGCTGTTCATTGCTGGTGAAGAACCTGTTCCTGTTGCAATACCCTGCTGGAAGATACGGCCAATGGATTTTGCCTTTGAACGAACTTCATTTGCAAGCTGATCAACGCCAGCTGATTCAGACTGCGCCTGAACCAAACCATCCATTTCAGCATCACCAATGATCTTGGTTGAAGTGACTGTTGACTGAACATAGGTTGCGGCAGCTTTGGCCGTGATAGTTCCGTCAACCGCAAGAACCTGCGCGTCACCAAGGGCATTTTCACGGTTCAGAACAAGCGCCTGCCCCGTGTAGCCAGTGAACGGCAGCAAGGCATAGAACGGATTGACTGTGATAATGTCTTCCGCAACGCCCTGAACGATTTCGTTGTTAATAAGTTTCTTGGCTTCCGCCAGTGTTTGAGTTGCCATTTTAGTTTTCTCCTATGGCCAATTTACTTTGAATTGACCACGCTCCGAAAACCTGTTTCTTCAACGCAATGGACGGCAACTTTGTGAACCTGTTCACTAGAATGAAGTCAAGCCATGCGCTTCAAGCCTGTTCTGTTTTTGTACCCCGTTCAGAAAGCAAAACGGCGCGCCGGTTACTGTCCGACACGCCGCAAGCATATTCCGCCATTTCTGGCTTGTAAACCCTTCCTGTTTTTAGCTGGTCTTTCCTGCAAGAAGGCTGTTCAGGCCATCAGCGACCTTGTCTTGCGTTGACTTCTCGCCATCATTCACTTTGCCCTTCTGCTGATTGTTGCCGCCGCTGCCGGCGTTTTCATTGGCTTTGGCCATCCAAGGCTTTTCTGAAAGATAGGATTCCATTAGCGCTGAAGGTGCAATTGCAGCGCCTTTTTCATCAAACTGAATCTTGCCATCCTTCAGGATTTCAACCTTGCCATCATCAAGAACGTTGAACTGATAATCAGACTTCAGAAGAAGAACCGCCGCCTTTGGATCAACGGCATTTGAAGCGGCAGAAATCAGCTGGTTGTCAACAGCCAAACCTTCAAACTTCTGTTTCCAGCCTGCTGAATCAGCGTTGGCAGCTTGAAGCGCCGCGTCATGCTGTTCTTTGTAGTCTTTCAGCGCCTTTTCATAGTTGCCTTTCGCTTCATCCTGCTGGCGTGTGGTGTCAGTCAGCGCTGTCTTCATTTTGGCGAATTCTTCAGCGTCAAAGCCTTCAGTTGCCTTTTCCAGATCACGCAAGGCCTTTCTGTTTGCTGCCGCTTCGCCGTTTGCTGCCTTCAGTTCTTTTTCAAGGCGCGCGTTCTTTTCTTCAGCGGTTTCATCGCCGCCACCATTGCCGCCATTGATCCGGCGAATCATTTCACCATCTGGCATGCGCCAGAATCTTCCTTCAATTGTCGGTTGCTTGATTTTCATTCACTTACCCCTTTTTATGCTTGATATTTATAAACAGAACGTTCCAGCAATAGCGGAAACGCCTACCAAATGACAATCCGTGAATATATCCAACATATTCCTGAACGCCCTGAATCGCAGCTTCATGCCTGTCTTTCATTTTCTGGTTCGTTGTTGTTTTACTGGCCATCTTCTTCTTCTCCAACCGTCACATATTCAACGTCCACCGGCAACGCGTCAGCTGCGTCTTTCACTTCGTTCATTAAGTCTTCAAGTGAAGGATCATCATTGAAGATGATGAACAGCTGGCCATCTTCATTCTTGATTGCAACAGCCATTGCTGAAACATCAAGAAGGTGAAGGTGTCCAATCAATTCATCTGGATCATCAAATTTCAAAAACTTTGGTTTCATATAGTCAGCCCCTTTTGTGATTTAATCAGCAAACAATGAAGCATTCATCAAATATCTGCAAGTTTCATGGTTGCGCGCTCATAAAACCATGCGAAATCATCAAGATCATCTGGATCAAGTTCAACGCGCAAAACGTCAAGCTGCCAAATGGTGTCAGCCGGCAGCTGGTCAACTATCTTCTTTGCTTTCTTGAACACTTCTTTTCTTGTCATAGTGGCAACCCCTTTTCAATCTTGTGGAACAATTCCTTCAATTCTGGTTCAACCAAATGTTCAAGGTTGTTGTGAAACATGGCAAAGCCTTCAGCAAACCATTCATCAGCGTCTTGATCACCGTATTCCGTTGCAGAAACGCGCGCTTTCTTTGTCCTGAACAGCCTTGCAATAACGCCTTCAACATAAGGCGAATTGCTCTGATATGCGCTTGCGGAAACTGCATATTGCTGATGAACATGGTGGCCAAGTTCGTGCAATAGCGTTGAACGGATTTGATCAACGCCGTTGTCATGGTATCCACTTGCTGTATATGGCCGGATTCTGCTTCTATCATCTGGAAGCCAGTTTGAAACAGGAAGGTCAATTGTCTGATTTATTTCATTTATAGTGTCAGCCAACTTGTTGTGTTTCTTTATTTTGTCATTGAACTCTTTTATTGCAGCGCTACCGCCTGCCGCCGCCGCATCCCTTCCTGTTCTGATTGCTTCCCTTGATTCATCAAGCTGAAGTTTCAGCTTGGCCATATCATCAGCGGCCTGTTCTGCTGTTCTTGGAATTGCCCTTCCGTTGAACGTGCGCCTGTTCATGGATAGAACGCCATCACCCATTGAAGCGCCCACACCACGCTGTTCCATTGTTCGCATTGCGCGAAGTCTTGGAACGTTGTATCTGTCAGCCAGCGCGTTCAATGTTCCAAGTTCACCGTGAACGATTGCGGCAGCTTCATCATTCATGCCGTTCAGTTCAGCGTTTCCGTAAAGTCTTCGCCCTGCCCTGTTCTTCTGCGTTCTGGTGACTCTTTTCGCGCCACTTGTATGATTGAAGCGAACAAATGGAAGGCCATCATTATCATCATCAGGATAGCGAATATCGGCATCATTCTTGGCAATGTCCTGTTTCAGTTCAGAAAGCATTTGGCGGCGTGAAAGCGTTTTTCCCTTTGCCGCTGGCTTTGCCTTTGCCTTCACCGGCTTCTTGGCTTCCTGCGTCTTCTGGCCACCTTCAGGCTTGCCTTCAATCACCTTTTCTTCAGCTTCAACCAGAACGGGGCTGAATCCATGCCTGCAATTCCAGCCGCCGCGCGTGACAAATGGATCACCGGCTTTTTTGCCATTCCATTTCTTGTCGCGCCATTCTTCAATTTCTTCTTTGGTGAATATCTTGCCGGCGTGATCAACACACCATTCCCTTGAATCTCGGATTGTGCTTCCAGTGTAGCGCCAACGCTCAATGCCAAGTTCGTCACCTTTGCGAAGGATCATAAGCGTATCAAGTTCTGCAATGCGCGTGTTCACAATCGTCTGAACATAGTTGACCATTGGCCGGCCACGAACGTCAGAATGCCCGATCAACAGCTGTTCAGCTTGCTTCAGAAGTTCCTTGCGCGGCGTTCCTGCGATAGCGCCGGCATATACGGCGGAATTTATGTTGCCAGCCCATTGCGTAGCCATTGCGGAAACTTCATTCAGCGTGTCATTGGCCATGATGCGAACCATTTCATCATCAGCCTGCCCGAATTCAGGAAGCAACCTCACTTCTTGAAATGCTTCCGTTGCATAGTCAGGAATTTTGCCAAACGTTCCAATCAGGCTGTTCATTTCATCCTTGAACGCGCCCTGCGTCATTTCCTTCATAATTGCCTTTTGCATTTGCTTTGCGCGCTGAATGTTTCCGGCAGTTGATTTGATCCTTCCAGCGCCATCAACTTTCAACAGGCTTTGAACCATCACTGAAATTTGATTATTCACCGCCGCAACAGCCTGCAAGATGCGCTTTTCGTTTGAAGTGTAGTGGCTTTCAGGAATCATTTTTTTATCACCTTTCTGATTTCGTTTTCAAGGTAATTCACCAGCGCGGCGCGTTCACCTTTCTGAAGGCCAAAGAACGGCCGCTTTGGAAGGTCAACCTGCCTTTTGTGCTGCCGAACGTTCACCGTTATTGGCTTTATCTTCTTGCCAAACGCCGTCTTCACCTTGCGCTTGTGCGCTGAAACCGTTTCTGAACCCTTTTTGCCGCTGTTGTGGGTCAAGGCCTTCACATTTTCTTCCGCGCGGTTGAAGAAGACAACAGCGCCCCGTGAACCGCGTTTCTTCCACATCAGCGCCCTGAACATTTCGCCCTTGTCGAATAGGTCAACCTTTCTGCCTTTCCTGCCGCGCCGCGTCATGCTGCTG